TTATGCCGTGAGACCGTGACTTTTTAGCACCGCTATGATCGCCGCGACCGCGTTCCTGGCCTCGCCGTCGACCACCGTGCCGCCGGCCGGCGGTGCGACCGCGGACTGTTGCATTCCGACCACCTGCACGCCGCCGACCAACACCCTGGACGCCCGTATTTCGCCGAGAATCCAATCGCTTCCATCGAAGCGCGCGAACAACGCTTCGGCGCGCGACCAGACCGTCGTGGCGATAGCCGGGGCAAGAAACCGCCAGCCCCCTTCGCTCCATGCCGCGATCGCGCGCGCCTCCCCCGCCCACGCCCCGCTCGGGGCGGCGCCGACCACCCAACACTGGCCCGGATCGGGCGACGCAGGCGGATCGTCGAGCATGACCGCCTCGACGACGGGCTCGAGCAGCGCATCGATCCGCATCAGCGCCTCATTGTGGAACACTTCCTTCTGCGCCTGCCCCGCGGCGATCAGCGGAAGGGCGAAACGCGCGGTGGCATCGGTCATGTCAGGCTCCCAGCATGAGGGTGAGGACGGCAGGCGGCAGCGTCGCCGCCGCGGTGCCGATCTGGACGACCGCGAGCGACAGCGCGCCACTGCCCCCGATCGCCGCGAGATCCGCCGCCGTGATCGTGGCGGCGGGTGCGGCTGTATCGATCGAGACCGAGGCGCCGCTGCCGCGCGTCGCGGTCAGGCGGTAGCGTTCCGCCTCCTCGCCGAGCGGCGCATCGATATCGTCGAGCCACGTCCAGCCGGCCCGGCTGCGGCGCGTCCAGCCGACGAGGATCGAGCCGTCGAGCTCGGTCGTCGCCCGGAGCGCGACGGGGGACGGCGGGCGCAGCGCGCGCGCTTGGAAGACGATGCTCGCCTCGGCGGGCGTCACGTCGCCGACGCCGGTCGCCGCGACGCGGACGGTCGATCCGATCGCACTCGTCGGCAGCGTCCAGGCAAGCAGCGTATCGGCGTCGACGAGGATGAAGCGCTCCCCCGCGACATGCGTCGCCATCGCCCATTCGGTGCCGCGCCGCCCGCGCAGCAGACCCGCAAGGCGGTAGGTGCGCGCACCCGTCTGCGTCGCGGTCGCGAACTGGACGAGCTCGTCGCCGATCAGCGCGAGGTTGGCGGTGGCGGACGCTTCGGTGACATCGCTCCCGCCGAGCACCATCGCCGCCTCGATCAACTCGACGTCGAGCGTCGTCACGGCATCGCGCAGCATCGTGCTGCCCGGCGGCAGCGCCTCCGCCACCGTGCCGATCACCGCCGCCGCCGCGGTCTGGCCGATCGTCTGCCAGCTCGCGCCATCGTCGAGGCTCGCGATCAGCGTCGCCTTGCGCCACCCCGCCGAGGCGCCCGCCGCAGCGACCAGCAGCGTCGGCACGCTCGGCAGATCGTCGCCGAACGAGGGCAGGTCGAGCAGCGCGAGCGTGGTCGGGCCGGCCGGAAGATCGACCTCGGTCACGCCCGCCCCGGGGCTCGCGATCGGAACCGCCGGGGCATCCCCGGGGAGGCGCTGCGCGGTCAGCGTCGCCAGCATCGCCTCGAAGCCGCGCATCGTGACCCGCCAGATGCCGTCCTGCCCGGGCAGCGACAGCAGCGCGCCGGCACCGATATCGAGCCGCCGCCACGGCAGCGTGACGGTCGCGGTCGTCCGCCCCGCCCATTCGCGCGCCAGCCGCGCCTCGGCGATCGCCTTGGCGGACGCGGCGTCGACCGCGGCGGCAAGATCGATCGCGCCGGCCCGCCGCGCGGAGGCATCGCGGTGCGCGCTCTGCGATCCGAGCTGATAATCGCGCGCAGGATCGTAATAGCTGATCGCGATCGCGGCGTTGAGCGTGCCTGCCGCTTGCCGGTCCAGCACGAGCTTGGCGGCGACCTTGCCGTCGGCCGCGCTGCCCAGCTCGGCCGCCGCGATGACGATCGGAGTCGCGGTCTCGTCGACGAGGGTCACGCCATCGGGCCCGTCGGTAAAGGCGACGGGGAGCGCCGTGGCCAATCCCTCGATCGCACCGCGAAGGCTGTCGCCCGAGGCGGCATAGCCCGCCAGCAGCGGACCGCCCGTTCCGGCGATGTCGCCGTCCGAGAGGGTTTCCGCGATCGTCGCCAGCGCGACCGGCGCGCCATCCGCCTCGATCTCGAAGCTGAGCGACGGGATGCGATTGCCATAGTCGGCGAGCTGGAGCTGCTCGAACACGACATAGGCGAGCCCGCGGTGCGCAGGCGTCGTCGCAAGTCCCTGCGCGGCGGCGATCAGCGGATCGACCGCCTGGCCCTCGTCGCCGGGATAGATGCGGAACGCGCCGACGTCGCTCTTCCAGTCGCCCGCCGCGCCGCGCAGCAGCGCGCCGTCCGCCCATATGCGGTGGATCGCGCGGATCGGCCGCGCCGACAGCGCCACCGCGAACGAGGCCGAATAGCTATAGCTCGTCGTCTTGGGCTGGCCCTTGCCCGCGCTCGACTTGTGCTTGCTTTCCTGCAGGTCGGTCGACCAGATCACGCTGCCCGCGACGCGCATCGTGCCGAACAATTTGGGCAGGTCGCTGCCATAGGAAGAGCCCTGCAGCGCGAGACTGTCGAGCCGCGCGCCCTTGGCACCGTCGGGCGTGAAGATCGAGCGGTCGATCGTGTTGCCGATCGCCGCGCCGATCGCGCCGCCGATCGGACCACCGACCAGCGTGCCGACCGCGGTGAGCAGAAGCGTGGCCATAGTTCGCGTCCTTCTCGTTCCGCGGCGAAGCGCATGCGCCGCCCTTCGAAATGTAGCCCGGGCCCGACTTAGACCGGGGACCGATCTGCCGCGCGCCAGGCGCCGATCAGCGGCCAGCGCGGCGATCCCGGCGTCTCGACGACGCGGCGCAGGCCGGCGTCGGCATGGACGAAGCCGTGATCGGTCCTGACCGCGAGATGATGCTGATAGGGGCCCGGCGCGAGCAGCAGCAGATCGGCCGGCCGACACGTGTCGACGCGGACGAAGCCGGCCGACTCGATCGCCGCGATCACCCGCGCGGGATCGCCGCCGCGCAGCGCATAGCCGCCCGGCACCCGATCGCGCGCATAGGCCAGCGCGACGACACCCACGCAATCGAGCCCGGTCGCGATCGCACGCCCGTGCAGCCGGAAGGTCGCACCGATGCACGCGCGCGCCGCCGCCACGATCGCGGCCTGCCGGGGCGTCATCGGCCGGTCCATCAATCGGTGCCGTAGCGGGTGAGCAGATCGGTGCCCGGCAGGAAGGGTTCGCCGCGGAAATTGGCGGCGTTGGCGAAGCGCGTGCAACAGGTCTCGAAACGCCGGTCGCACCCTTCGACGAGTTCGACCAGCGCGCCCGCCGCGGTTGCGAAGGCGGGCGGGTCGCGCAGCGTCACACCCGTCCCGTCCGATCCCGCGATCGACGCGGAAAGACCGGCATTGGCGCCGTCGAACCAGCGCAACCGGCCATAGCCATAGGCATTGGGCGAGGGCTCGGCCCGATCGAGCGTCAGCCCCTGCCCGCTCGTCGCGACCACGCGCGCGATCCGCGTGCGCGGTGCCAGATCGACCCGGCAGCGCCGGTCGCCGAGGGTGGCGCGACAATCGGGGGCGGTCTGCTCGACCACCGGTCGCTCGAGCAGCGCGGTCGGGCCGCGCAATTCCGCGGTGAACGCGTCGTCTCTGATCGCGACGTCGCCGATCTCGCCGCGTGCGATCGGCAGCGGATCCGCGGCCGGGTCGCTCCAGTCGATCGCAAACAGGCTGAGCGTCGCGCCGTCCCACCGACCCGCGGAGAGATCGGCCTCGGTGATCGCATCGTGGGTGAGCGCACCATCGACATCGAGCGTGTCGACGTCGAACCCGTCGGACTGGCGGATCGCCGAGGGCACCATGCCCGGGCTCGCGCGATAGACGACGCCGGCGATCACCATATCCCTGTCGTGCGCGGTGAAGCCGATCGTCACCCCGTCGGCGCGATCCAGCCGCCAGCACAGCGCCAGGCAGGTAAGATCGCCCTGGATCCAGGCGGGCGCGCTCATTCGCGCACCTCGATCAGCGGCACGCTGGGCGCCTCGCCCGCCAGGAAGGTGGACAGGCCGACCTCGAGCGTGTCCTCGGCGAAGCGGACGGGAACATCGAACAGGTAGCGCGCGGTGATCGGGACTCCCGCGGCGGGCGCCGCCTCGAACGAGACGATGCCGCCGTCGAGCAGCGCCCAGCCATCCGCCAGCGGCACGCCGCCGAGCGCGACCGAGATGCTGCCGGCCACCGGCCGCGTGATCGCGCGGACCTGCGGATCGGTCGTGCCGTAGCGCTTGACCAGCGCGAAGCTGGTGGCGGCGCCGTCGCCGGTCCCGATGATCTGGTCGCCGTCCGACCCATGATCGAACGGATCGCGGAAGCGGAAGGCGCGCGCCGCGCCGCGCCGCGCCCGGAAAAACGCCAGCAGCGTCGCGATGTCCGCTTCGGCGCGCACCCCCGGGCCCGCATCGAAGCGCAGCCGCGCGTCGGCCCAGTCGGCATTGCGCTGCTCGACGCCCGCCGCAGTCGTCACGATCGTGGTCGAGAAACCCGGCGTGACGCTCGCCTGGCGGCCGAGGGCCAGCGGAAAGTCGACATCGTCGAAGGCGTTCAATTCCCCCTCCCCCAGATCGAAATAGGTGAAGCCGTCGCGCGCCACCTGCGGCAGCGCCCAGACGAAGAGCCGCGACACGCCCCGCGCTTTGGCCGCCGTCACGGCGTCCGCTATGCGCGGCCACTGGATCGCGGCGTCGCCGGGATCGAGCACGAAGCCGGTGAAATAATCCTGATCCTCGGTCGGATAGCCAAGCCGCGCCGTGGCGACGGCGGCGCCGCGAGCGGAGGCGCCGACGTCGCCCGCCAGGACGAAATCATAATCCTCGAGCTGCAGCCGGTCGAACGCCGGGCTCGCCCAGCCGACCGGCAGGTCGGCGCGGCGCAACTCGGGGCTGTCGGCGGCGAGCACGGTCGGCAGATAGGTCAGCAGCAACAGCTCGGCGTCCGCCGCGACGCCGCGTACCGCCGCCGCGATCGCCGCGGTCGAGCTCGCCAGCAGCGCGCCTGCGGCATCGAGCACCGCGGTCTGCGCGTCGCCGAGCGCGCCCCTGACGCCCGTCACCGCATCGACACCCGGCCCGAGCGCCGCGCGCGCGGCGTCGTCGTGGATGCAGATCGTCCCATCGGCGCGCACCCACCACCACGGCTCGCCGAGCTGGACATGGACGCGACCGACCGCCTGCGCCATCGCGGCGAAGGTGGTGGCGATCGTCCGCAGATAGCCCATCGCGCCGTCGCTCGCGGGCGAGAGCAGCGTCGAGGGCGGATCCCAGCCGGTCAATGCCTGCACGCCGTCAGGGCCGCGCTGCTTCCAGTCGTTCCAGACGTGCTGGTCGAGCAGTTCGTAGGACATCGACAGGATCACCTCGAGGCCCAGCGCCGCCGCGCGTGCCAGGAAATCGCGGTGCCAGGCGTCGGCGGCGACGTTGAGCACACCGCCCGCGAGGCTGATCAGGTGCAGCCCCGCCCCCGCATTCCATTCGAGCCGGAAATAATGGCTCATCCCGACATAATGGTCGATTGCGCCGCGATAGCCGAGGCCGACGATCTGGCGCAGCATCCGCGCGGGCGTCTGGTCGTAGGCGTCGTCATAGCCGGTCGCGATGCACAGGCCGTGCGGCGGCACGAGCCCGTCGCCGATCGCCAGCGTCGATCCGGCGCCGTCGCAGGCCATGCCGCTGATCTCGACCCAGGCTTCGGCGGCCGCGGCAAGCTCGCCGTCGGCTCCGGTATAGCCCGGCGGCACGAGCGACACGAACATCCGATCGACGTCGCCCGCCCACACCGGATCGGCCTCGCCGGGCAGCAGGAAGCCGCCATCGACCGTAGCGAAGTCGATCGACACCTGCGCATCCTGCGGATCGCCGCTGGCGTAGTTCCACAGCCGGACATACCAGCTGCGCGCATCGCCCGCCGCATCCCGCCCCTCGATCGTCAGCGTCGGGCCGTTGATCGCGTCGAGCGGCATCAGCCCGGACGAGCGCCAGCGGAAGGCGAGCGTGCAGCCGCGATGATCGCGCGACGTCTCGTAGCGCAGCAGCGGATGGTCGATCGTGTCCGCGGACGCCCAGATCAGCCCGGCAAGATCGTCGCTGCGGTAGAAGACCGCGTCGACCCGCAACGCCTGCGCGTTCGTCGTGGTCACCGCCGCCATCATCGGGCGCGGGAAATTGACCGTCCAGAAACGCGGATCGAAGCGCTTCATCCATCCCGTGCCGCGCTTCTGCGCGCGTAGCGCATCGGCATCGCCCGCCAGCCACCACCCCCTGTTGCGGCCCATGTTGCGGCCCATCTCACCGCTCCGCCTGCGCCAGCGCGCGGCTGACCGCGCGGGCGACCTGGCGGCTCGATCGGGCCAGCGCCTGCGGCTCGGCGGTGGCGGGCGCGGCGATGCTGATCGCGACGTTGACCGGGCGCGAGGCGCTGCCGCCGGCCGCCGACGCGATGCTCCCCGCCGCCGTCGGCACGAACAGCTCGGGGCCTTGCTCGCCGACCATATAGGGCCGCCCGGGCGACACCGGCCCGCCGGTCGCGCGGCCCGGCGATCCCAGCAGTGCACCGATCAGGCTGCTTCCGATCGTCGCCAGGCCGCCGCCGCCGCCGACGCCGCCGAGCAGCGACGCCAACCCGTTCGATACCGCCTGCGCCGCGATGCTGCCGAAGACGGCAAGCGCGCTCTTCTCGAGATCCGCGAAGCCGAGCTTGCCCGAGGTGACCGCCTTGGCGAGGCTCGTCTCGATCAAACTGCCCGCCCTGTCCGCACCGGCGCCGAGCGAGGCCTGCAGCGACGCCTGCATCGTCGCCGCATCCTGCGCGAAGCTCGCGGTATCGGCGCGGACGCCGACGGTCAGCGTCTCGATCGTATCATCCATCGGGATATTGCTCCTGCAAGGCCGCGCGCGTCGCGGCATCGGGCGGCGCGGCGGCGGACGGCGCGGGGCCGACGAACGCGGCGAGCACGGTCTCGAGCTCGGCCGGCGTCGCCCGCCAGAACTCGTCGGGCCGCCAGCCGGCGATCGCGCCGGCGATCCCGGCGAGGCGGGCGGCGTTGGTGGTGAAGTGGGTCATGGTTCCCCTTCCCCTTCCCCCTCTCCCGCTTTGCGGGAGAGGGTCGGGGTGAGGGAATGACGTATCATCCGGGCGCAGCGCTCGCGGATACGTCATTCCCTCACCCTCCCCACCGCTGCGCGGCGGGGCCCCTCCCTCTCCCGCACAGCGGGAGAGGGTTTTCGACGCGCTCACAGCCCCTTCAGGATCTGGCCGAGCAGCGTCTGCAGCACCGGGGTCAGCACGGCGATGCCGAGCTGGACGATCTCGTCGCCGAGCGTCTGCTTGGTCATGTCGCCGGGCTTGTCGACCAGGCAGTGGAAGACCAGCGCGACGGTGTCGGCCAGAGTCAGATTGCCCGCCGCGGCGGTCTCGACCAGCGCGAACAGCGGGCCGACGTCCTGTTCGGCGGCGACCAGTGCGGCGAAGCTGGGGCGCACCGTCATCGGCTGGCCGGCGAGCGTCAGCGTCGCTTCGCCGCGCGCGGGGTTGGCGGGGATCGCCGGGGTGTCCGCGGCGCTCATGCGCTCGCCACCTGGCCCGAGGATTCAAGCGCGAGCGTGTACGACCGCTCGCCGTTGAAATCGCCCGCATAGTCGAGCTTGGTCAGCAGGAAGCGACCCTGGATCGTCTCGCCGCTCTGGAAGCGCAGCTGATAGTCGTCGATCGTCCCCGCCAGCGCATTGGCCTTGAGCCGCGCCTCCGCCGCCGAGCCGGTGAACACGCCGCTGCCCGCGACCGAGACGCTGCGCGTTCCCGCCCCCGACAGCAGCTCGCGCCAGCCGCCGCTATCCTTGTTGGTGATCGTGACGAGCTCGCCCGCGATGCTGAGCATCGTGGTGCGCAGCCCCGCGACGGTGGCGAAGGCCGGCGGCGTCGCGCCGTCGCCGATCTTGAGCAGGAAGGCACTACCGGCTTCTGCGGGCATCGGAATTCTCCTTTGGTGAACGAAACCGTTGCCCCGCGAACGCGGGGGTCCAGGGTTGCAGGCGTCGGCGTGTGAAGCTCCGGGCCCCCGCGTTCGCGGGGGAACAGGTCAGCCCTCCAAAGTCCGCACCCGGTAATCCAACCGCCCCGCCCACGGCCCGTCGGGGTCGCGGACGACACGCGCGCGCAGGAAGACGAGGCTTGCGATGCCGTGCCCGGCAAGCGTCCGCGGCATCGCCTCGATCGCATCCTGCGCCTGCCCCAGCAGGTCGTGGAGCCGCGCCGGGCTCGCCCCGTCATCCCAGATTGCGATCGAGAGACGATGCTCGCGGCCGCGCTGGTCCTTGGTGCTCCAGTCGCTGGTCGAACCATCCGAGATCGCCACGAAGGGGCAGGTCGCCTCGGCCGGCGGCCCGTCGTAGATGCCGGTGAGCGGCGGCGCGAACGGGGTGGACCGCAGCGTCGCGACCAAGGCGCGCTGGAGCGCCTGCGCCGCGCCGCTCACCGCACCAGCCCGACGAAGTCGCGCAGCCGGCCGTCGGTCTGTGCGCGGATCGAGAGCGAACGTCCGGTGAGCGCGATCCCCTCGTCGGCCAGCGCGACCGACACGTCGGCCGGCACCGCGGCGGCGATCGCGGCGGCGGCGCGCGCCTCGGCACCCGCGAGCGCCGCGACCAGGGCGGGCGAGAAAGCGGGGATGGCGGTCATCGATCCTCCTCCAGCACGAGCGTCAGCCGGTCCGGCGCGGCGGGGTCGCGTTCGACCGATCGCACCGTGAAACCGGCATCCCGCCACTGCAGCCGGTCCCCCGGCATGACGTCGGTGGCACGCAGGGTCGCGCGCCAGCGCGGGTTCGCGCTGGGCCGATCGCCCTCCCCCCACGCGGCGGGCGCGATCGGGGCGAGCGCCGCCCAGACCTGCGCCAGCGTCGTCCATGGGCCATCGGCACCGCCGAGATCGTCGCGATCCGTGCTGCGGCGCTGGACGACCGCGCGTTGCGTAAGCCCGCCGGCGAACTCGCTCACGCCAGCCGCATCCGCCGCCACGGCCGCCACAGTGCGGCGACCGCGGCGGGCGGGCTGGGATCGTCGGGCGCGTCGCGGTGCGTGAAGAGATGCGCGACCAGCCGCACGATCCCCTGACGCAGCGGATCGGGCAGCGAGGGCCAGTCGGGCGCGAGACCCGCATGATAGCCGACCAGCAGCCGTGCGGTCGGAACCGGGCGCGTCAGCCGCACCCAGCCGTCGCCGCCGGCATCGATGTCTATCGCATAGCCGTCGACCGGCAGCGTCGCGACCAGGCCTGCCGGATCGAGCGTCGACACCGAGACGATCGCGCCGACCGGGGTTGCGGGCAGGCGCTGCCATTCGGGGCTGCTCGCGGGCAGCGTGTCGCTGCGATCCGCGACGAACAGGCTCAGGCCGGTGAAGCGCGCGCACAGCGTGGCCGCGGCGCCGACCAGCAGGCCGAGCACGGCATCCTCGTCGGCGGTTTCGAGCCGAAGATAGGCTTTCGCATCGGCCAGCGCCGCGGCGGCGATATCGGGCGCGACGTTCATCACGCGGCGCCGATCGGAGATAGGAAGCAGCGCATCGGCGGGCTCCTGCCTGGGGAGAGAGAAAGAAGTCCTCCCCTGCAAGGGGAGGGGACCGCCGACGAAGCCGGTGGTGGAGGGCTGGAGGCGGGCGATACGGTACTGTCGCGCGACGCGGCCTCCGCATCGTCCAGCCTCCACCCCTCCGTCATCGCTGCGCGATGCCACCTCCCCTCGCAGGGGAGGATTTTAGACGCCTCAGGCCGCCGAGAACTTCATCAGCTTGATCGCCTCCGAGTTGGAGACGACGCCGCCGATCCGCCGCGTGGCGTAGAAGTGGACATAGGGCTTGGCGGTGAAGGGATCGCGCAGGATGGCGGTCTCCCCGCGCTCGGCGACGAGATACCCCGCCTTAAAATTGCCGAACGCGATCGGCGTGGTGCCCGATCCGATGTCGGGCATGTCTTCGGCCTCGATCACCGGATAGCCGAGCAGCGTGTCGGGCTGCCCCGACACCAGCCCGGGCGCCCAGATGAACGCGCCGTCGCTCGTCTTCATCTTGCGGATGATCGCGAGCGTGAAGCTGTTCATCACGAACACCGCGCCCTGGCGGTAGGGCGAGCGCAGCGACTGGACCAGATCGATCAGCCTGTCCTCGGGCTCGGTCGCGGGGAAGTCGCCGTCGACGCCGGTGGGGAGATATTGCAGCGTGCCGAACGCGCGCGCGCCATCGCCCTGCGCGGTCTTGGGCGAGGCGAGAAAGCCCTTGGGCTTGTTGACGCCGTCGCCGCCGACGAACGCCGCCCCCTCGGCGCGGGCGAATTCGGTGGCGATCTCGTTCGCCAGCCACGCCTCGACGTCGAACGCCGCATCGTCGAGCATCGCCTGCGTCGCCGCCGGATTGGCGTAGAGATCGCCGAACGCGGGCACGATCTCAGCGAAGCTGGGCGTCGCGGTGTCGCCGCGCGCGGCATTCTCGGCGGCCCAGCCCGAGCTGATCCCGCCCACCGTCACCAGCTTGCGGTAGCCCGACGAGCCGACCTGGACGACGTTGGCGATGCCGCGGATCGGCGAGATCGCGGTCAGCGTCGAATCGATCTGCGCATCGATCTCCTGCGGCACGGCATAGCCGCCGGTGGCATCCGCGGTGCCGTCGATCGCCTTGACCTCGACGCCCTCGACGCCGCCGGTGTGGCCGTGGCGCAGATAGCGCTCGACGAACGGGCGCTTGGCATCGGTCGCGGCCTTCGCACCGTCGAGCGGCGCGCGCGCCGCGGCGACGGTGGCGCCGTCGAGCTTGGCCTTGAGGTCGGCCATCCCCGCTTTCAGCGCGGCGATGTCCTCCGCGCCGGCGAAGCTCGCCTCGAGCGGGTCGGTTTCCTGCTTGGTCTCGTACATCGGGGTCTCCTGCTGAAAATCGGACGTCATGATTCAGTCTCCTCGTGGACGGCGTGCACGCGCGCGCCGGGCTGCATCGGAAAAGTGACCAGCGAGACCTCGACCAGATCGAGATCGGTGAGCTCGCGGCCCCCCGGCCGATTCCGCTTGGCGCGCACGCGGTAGCCGAAGCTCAGGCCCCCGACCGCGCCGTCGCGAAGCAGCGCCGCGGCATCGACCGCGGGCTTGGCGCCGGGGGTGAGTCGCCCGATCACGCGCAGCCCGCGCGCATCCTCGGCGATGCTCTCGATCCGGCCGATCGGGGCGACCTGCTGGTGCTGCCAGAGCAACGGCAATCCCTTGGCGCCGCCCTCGACGGCCTTGGCGAAGGCACCCCGGCGGATCACGTCGCCGCCGCGATCGACGGTGTCGAACAATGCGGCGTAGCCGGCGAAGCGGAGGGTCATGCGAAGGCCTCCCGTCTGTGCTCCGGCGCAGGCCGGAGCGTTGCGAAGTGGGTGCCGCGCTCACTGCCCAGCGCTCCGGCCTTCGCCGGAGCACAAAAGACCCTCACGGCCGCACCAGCGCGACCAGCCCCAGCCGCACCACGAGCCCGAGCATCAGCGCCGCGAGTGCCACGCGCACCGCCCAGCCGATCACGACGTCGCGCGCGGTGCGCTTGGCGTCGCGCCAGGCCGAGAGCAGCTGGCGCAGCTCGCCGAGATCGCCGCGCGCGGTGGCGTCGGCGAGCCCCAGCCGTTCGAGCGCGCGCGCCGCCCCCAATTCGCTCGCCTCCTCGGCGAGCGCGCGGATGGTGAGCAGGTCGGCGCCCTCGCTCCGTCCCTGTTCGACCAGCCGCGCGAGCAGCGCGCTTTCGGTGTCGGTGGTCATGGCATGTCCTTGGATTTTCGTGGCTGGATGGCGCGGCTGCTCGGCGCCGCTGCCCGCGCACGGCGGCAGCGGGCCGGGTGCCTCACGCGCCGCTCTCGCGAGGTGCGAAGCCGAGCATCGCGCGCTTCTCGTCGTCGTCGAGGAAATCCGCCGCCGACACCTGCGACCAGAGCGCGGTGCGGTCGGTCGCCAGCGCCGGGATCGCGTCAAGATCGATCGCGAGCTTCAGCCCCGGCCACCATGCCGACAGCGCCGCGCCCAGCGCGTCGACGATCTTGCCCGCGAGCGGCAGGATGGTCAGCCGCCACAGCGCGCGGTTGGCCTCGCTGTAATTGGCATAGGTGTTGTCGCCGGGCAGCCCGAGCAGCATCGGGGGCACCCCGAAGGCGAGCGCGATCTCGCGCGCCGCCGCGGCCTTGAGATTGATGAAGTCCATGTCGGCGGGCGTCAGGCTCAGCGCCTGCCATTTGAGCCCGCCCTCGAGCAGCATCGGACGGCCCGCGTTGCCGCTGCCCGAGAAGCTCGCCTCCATCTCCGCCTTAAGCCGGGCGAACTGGTCGGGCGACAGCGTGGCGCCGGGATCGCCCGGATCGTAGACCAGCGCGCCGCTCGGCCTCGCGGCATTGTCCAGGAGCGCCTTGTTCCAGCGCGTCGCGGCATTGTGGATCGCGACCGGTCCGGATGCCGCCCCCAGGCACCCCAGCCCATATTGGTCGTCGAGCGGATGCATCGTGCGGATGTGGACGAGGCCGGGTCGGGCATCGGGCGGCGCGACCGGGATGCGCAGCGCCTGGCCCGCGGCGCGATAGACATAGGCGGCGGGCCATCCGGTCGCATCGGGCTCGATCGCGACGCGCTCGGGGCGCAGCGCGAACAGCATCGCGGGGCGGCCGTCGGCATCGGGCAGGATCTGGATATAGGCATCGCCGTGGAGCAGCAGATGCGCGGCGGCGGTCTCGATCAGCGGCTGGCCCATGCCCGCGAGCAGCCCGGCGACCGGATGATCGCCCGGCATCGCATCGGCGGCGGTGACGTCGATGGTGACGCCGCCGGCGCCCTCCGCGACGATCCGCACCGCGCGCTGCGCGACCGCGTTGCCGAGATAGGCGGCGCGGACCTGTGCCTCGTAGCCGCTCGGCCAATCGCCCTGCGGAGCCGCGCCGATGCCGCCCACTACGCCGAACGCGCGCGTCAACACCGGCCGCGCGCCGGGGCGCGCCGCCTTCCACCCGAAAAGCCGCATGAGAGTCTCCCGAACTGGAATTGGCCGAAACAGGAACAGGTCGTGCAGAGCGCAGTCGAAGCACGGGCTTCAGGCGCGCCGCATGCAACACGTCCTTCGACTTCGCTCAGGACGAACGGACGAGAGCCTGATCGCAGGCCTGAATCGCGGTCTAGATCAGAGCGCCCGCAACCCCGGCCGCGCCTGGCTCGTCAGCAACAGCGCGTGCACCGCCCAGACCAGCGCGTCGGCGCGATCGGGCGAGCGGCCCGGCCCCACGTAGGAGCCGTCGAGCAGCAGCCCCGCCATCTCGTCCTCGAGCGCGGGGAACGCGCCGACATGGCGCACCCGCCCCTTCTCGTAGAACACCGCCACCGGCTCGGCCCGCGCCGATTTGCCGCGCGAGGCATGCACCAGCTTGACCGGCAGCGTGGCGGAGGCCGCGCGCAACACGCTCTCGACCATCGCGCCGCCATTGTTCGCCTCGGCGATCACGCGATCGGCATCGTGCCGCTCGGCCGCCGCCGACACCGCGTGCGCCCAGCCGTCGGGCCCGAGCCCCTGCACGCTCGCATCCTCGAGCACATAGCCGACCCCGTCCGCGCCCAGCGCGACGACGACGATCCCGCACGCATCCGACGCCGCGCCCGCGCCGGCGGGCGGATCGACCCCGATCACGACGCGCACCGGTACGGGCGCCTGCCGCACCCGGCAACGCTCGATCAGCGCGCGGCTCCACAGCGCGCCCTCGGCCTCCTCGATCAGCGCGCCGTCCAATTCCTGACGCCCGAGCCGCGTGCCCGCATAGGTCGCCTCCATCGCCGCCAGGAAATCGGCGGCAAGGTGCTCGCGATTGTCCTCGGTGCGTCCGCCCGTCACCGCGACGTCGCCGCGCGCCACCAGCATCCGCACCAGCGGCACCGGGCGCGGCGTCGTCGTGGCCACGATCCGCGGCCGCTCGCCGAGCCGAAGTCCCATCGCCAGATTGTCCCACGTCTCGATCCCGTACGGCCATTTCGCGATCTCGTCGCACCAGGCGTGGCTGTGCTGCGGCCCGCGCAACCCCTCGGGCTCGCTCGCCGCGAACAGCCGCGCCACCGCACCGCCCGGCCAGCGCAACCGGTGCAGCGAAGGCTCCCACAAGGGACGCCGCTTGGGTGGCGCGATCGCGAGCAGCCCGCTGACCCCCTCGACCATCACCGCGCGCGCATCGCCGAGCGTCGCCGCCACCAGCGCGATCCGCGCGGCGCCGTCGGTCTCCGCGATCCCGCGCACCCATTCGGCACCGCATCGCGTCTTGCCGAAACCCCGCCCCGCCATCAGCAGCCAGGTTCGCCAATCGCCCGCCGGCGGCGTCTGCCCAGGCATCGCCCAGAACGGCCAATGCCGCCGCACCTTCTCGCGGTCGACCTCGTCGAGCCCCTCGAACGCCTTGAGCCGGTCCGCCCGGCTCATCCGTGCAAGCTGGCCGGCGGTCAGGCTGAGCAGCGTGCGTTTAATCGCCATGCCCGATCCGACGCGCCATGCCATCGATCACTTCGAGCACGTCGATCTCGGACGCGTCGGCCGCCTGCCCGGCGGTGATCGCCGCGACCGAGGCGCGGTGCGCCTTGAGCAGCGTCATCGCCATGCCCTCGCTATATTCGATCTTCTTCGTCTTCTTGCCGTTCGCCAGCGTCGTCTCGACGGTGACGCCGTTGATCGCACGCTCGAGCATCGCGAGTTCGAGCCGGTCATAGCCCTCCTTGAGCGCGGTTTCCCAATTGCGGCGGAAGTCCGCGGACTTGATGCGCTGGCGGTAGGCTGCCCCCGGCGGCACCAGCGCGACGCGTTCGGACGCCGCGACGTTCGAGCTCAGCGCGAGATGCTCGAGGAAGGTGCGCTCGCGCGTCTTGGTCCATCTGGCCGGCCCGGCCGGCACGACCACCGTCTTCGTCGCCAT